GCTTTATATGTATGGCGAAAGCGATTCATTACCTCATGACATAAGATTTTACAATGGCGTTAATTACGACAATATAGATTCGTATATGTTATTTGGTCAAGATTTAACCTACCAAAACACGAAATATAGCTTAAACTTCGGTGCTGACAATTCAATAATTCATTTAGAAACTATAAGCAACGGATTATATGCTACTTATTACTTTCCGTATTTATCTAATTTATTCGATTTAAAGCAACGTTTAGTAACGGTTAAGACTGTTTTACCAATTAGCCTATTAACATCGCTTAGATTGAACGATAGACTTATAATTCGTGATAAGAGATACATTATAAACGAAATGAAAAGTAACCTTACAACTGGTGAGGTAAATTTCAGTTTGTATTTAGACTTCCGACCATTGATAGCGCAAGAGCCTATTAATCCTGATTCAAGTGCGCAATGTTTAGATATCAATATTCCTTTTATAAATGGGAGTGCATACGCTACAATTACAAGCTCTTTTTCGGGTGTTACGATTACCCCGAGTACAATTTACCAAAATCAGTTGGTTGAGGTATGTATTCCTGCAAATCCAAACACAACTTCAAAGATATTAGCCGAAAACACGAATCCAATAATTACAGAAACTGGATTAAATCTAATTACAGAGGAAAGTTCAGTTCAAGTAATTACAGTAGTAGTATCATATTTTAATACAGCAGGAACTTTATTAACGCAAGACATAATTATAGTACAAGAATGATAGCACAGATATTAGAACTTTTAAAAACGGATGACTTTTTTAACGTGAGTGAAATAGTGGATATTGCCAAAGGAAAACACGAATACACTTCCAATTTAAAAAAGATTTATAAACAAGTGAAAAGAAAACACGATGGCAGAAAAAAGAACAATTGAGTTAGAAATTCAGGATAATAGTAAAACCCTTAAACAACAATATAAAGACGCTGTAAAAGAATTACAGAATGTTGCGGCAGCCTATGGAGAAACTTCTGCGGAAGCTGTTAAGGCGGCTCAAAAAGCTGCTGAATTAAAAGACCAAATTGGGTTTACAAATGATTTAGTAGACGCATTTAATCCTGATGCTAAATTTACTGCATTAAGTAGGTCTATTGGTGGTGTTTTAGATGGTTTTCAGGCTGTTCAAGGCGGACTTGGATTAATAGGTGTTGAGGGTCAAGCAGTAGAAGAAGCTATGCTGAAAGTTCAGTCTGCAATGGCACTTTCTCAAGGTATTCAAGGTTTAATGGAGGCTAAAGATTCATTTAAACAGTTAGGAACTGTTGCAATGGACGCTTTAAAAGGTATTAGAACTGGAATAGCTGCTACTGGTATTGGTCTTTTAATTGTTGCAGTAGGTTTATTGGTTGCTAATTTTGATAAATTAAAAGACGCGTTTAGTAGTGCTTTAGGAAAAGCCAAAGCGTTTGAAAAAGGTGTAAGCGAACAAGCTGCAGCAGCGAGAGATGCTGTTAATAATTTTGGAGAATATGAGCGCACATTAAGACGATTAGGTAAAACTCAAGACGAAATAGAAAAGAAAAGACGTGAAAGATTCAAACAAGCTATTGAAGATACTGAAAAAGAATTAAAAGCTAATAAAAAAGTATACCAAGAGCAATTAAAGAATTTAGAATCAGTAAGAACTGCTGATAAATATGGGTTTAACTTTGTTGGTAGATTGATTTATGGCGATGAAGAAGATGCAAAAGCTCAACGTGCAAAAGTCAAAGAAACACGTGCGCAATTAGAAAAACTTAAAAATGATAAGTTTGAGTTTGAGCAAAAAATTAAAGATGATGCTAAACAAAAACGCGAAGAAGATTTACAGGATTACAAGGATAAAATTAAAGCTAAACAAGATTTAATAAATGCTGATTTAGAAAAAATAAGAGAAAATAATAGAGTAGCATTAGAAGAAAATCAAGCACGTTTAAGAACCGAACAAGAGCAAGAAGAGTATTTAATAAATCAAAAATTTAATGAGCAAATAAAACTTGCTAAAAAATATGGAAAAGATACTACTCAACTTGAGTTAGCTCAAGCCAACGAAATAAATGGTGTACGTTTAAAATACCAAGAGATTGATTATAAACAAAAAGAGGAAGCGCGACAAAAGGAACTTGATGCTATTAAACAAGCAAACGATTTAAAGAAACAAGCTGAAGAAGAATTCCAAGCTCAAATTGAACAAATAGACGAATCAAACTTTCAAGCTCGTTTACAAAAATCAATGAGTGAAAGTGATTATGAAAAAGAGTTAGTTAGACAAAAATACTTTGCACTTGAAGAGGCTGCAAAAGGAAACGCGGAACAAGAAAAAATAATTGCCGAAGCCAAAGCAAAAGAAATTGAAGCTATTGATAAAAAGAGTAAGGAAAAACAAATCCAACAAGAAAACGAACTACGTCAAAAAAGACTTCAATTAACAGCGAGTGCGTTTACAGCTATTGGTGATTTAATAGGTTCTTTTGCTACGAAAAGCGACAAAGATGCTCGTAAACAATTTCAAATACAAAAGGCTTTTAATTTAGCAGCGGCTGTAACAAACACAGCTATGGCGGTCACTGGTGCGTTAACGGCAGGTGGTAACCCAATTAAGTTAGCTACAGGTGCGCAATTTGTTGAAGCTGGTATTGCTGCAACTGTTGGAGCTGCTAATATTGTTAAAATTGCATCTTCTAAATTTGGTAGCGGTTCTTCAGGTGGCGGTGGTGGTGCTCCTGCTGGCGGTGGCGGTGGTGGTGCTCAAATGGCAGCACCTCAATTTCAAACTATCGGAACAAGTGGCGTAAATCAATTAGCAACATTACAACAACAGCCAACAAAGGCGTATGTAGTGAGTGGTGAAGTTACTTCGGCTCAGTCATTAGATAGAAATAGAGTACAAAACGCAACATTATAAGTTAGATAGTTATGGCAAAGATGGAAATTATAGAACTGCTAATTGATGAGAATAAAATCGAAAGCGGTATCAATGCGGTTTCAGTTGTTGAAAGTCCAGCAATAGAAGAGAATTTTGTAGCCTTAAAAAAACACGAAGTAGAATTAAAAGAAGTTGACGGAGAAAAACGTATCTTAATGGGTGCGGCTTTAGTTCCTAACAAACAGATTTACCGTAAAAACGGAGACAAAGAATTCTACATTTATTTCAGTGAGGACACGGTACGCAAAGCATCGGAGTTATTCTTAATGCGAGCTAATCAAAACAACGCCACGTTAGAACACGAAAAGAAAATGTTAGACGGAATGTCAGTTGTTGAAAGCTGGATAATTGAAGATGAAAAACAAGATAAGTCAGCAAAATACGGATTCAATTTACCGAAAGGCACGTGGATGATTTCAATGAAAGTAAACAACGATGAGATTTGGAACAAGGTAAAAGCTGGTGAAGTAAAAGGATTCAGCATTGAGGGTTACTTTGTAGATAAATACGAAATGAGTTTACAAGAAACTGAAGAGCAAGAAATGATTGAAAAGTTAAAAGATTTAATTAATAAATATGAAAACAATGAATAACATTTTAAAAATGATTTCTAAAATGGAATCAAACGCTAACGAGGTTAAGTTAGGAAAACACGAAGTTGAATTAGGAGTAATTCAAGATGCAATAAAAATTGTTGATAATGCAGATAAAAGTTTTAATGATGCTTTTTTATTAGTGTCAAGTGCAAGACAAAAAGCAATTCCAATTATTAAAAATTCTATTACTGAAGCAAATAAATTTTTGAATCAATTAACCGAAATTAAAAAAACAGCAAAAGAATTAGGGGTTGATTTACCTCAAGAATATTTAAAAACGGAACAAAGAGCAGGAACATTAATTGGGGAAGCTCAAGACATAATAGACTGGTTAAATAAATATTAAACAAATAACATGGCAGAAAAAACACTAAGCAAAGTAAGTCCACGTGGTGGCAAAAGGGGTTGTTTATGTAAAGACGGAAAATACTCTAAAGAATGTTGCGACGGAAGTTTACAAGCTCAAGGAATAGGCAAAACAGCCAGCGTAACGCCGCAAAATGTAACGGTAACAGATAACAACGGAGTACGCACGATAGTACGGCAAAACGGCTAAAAAAGGAACAAGTAAAAATTTTAAAAGTTAATAAGTTATGAATACACTAAAAACAGTTTACGGTAAATTATTCAAAGAAGAAACACAATTATCTTCACATGAGATTAATTTGGCTTTAGCGGATGATTTAAAACAATCTATTGTTTTTTTACAAAAAGCAAGTGATGCTATTAATGTGTCAATTAAAGGATATGAAGATGCATATAAAAAAATGCAAACGGAATCAAAAGGAGGTAAATCAGTTTTAGATACTCAATTAAAATTAATTAGTAAGATTGAAGCAACAGCAAAAGACTTAGGAATTAATCCAACTTCAATACCTAATTATAATGAAGTTAATAAATCTTGGGAAGCATTAAGTGCAACAATAGATAAAGTAAATCAATTTTAATAACATAAAAATGAAAAATAGCCTAATAAACCAAATCAAAACTTTGCTCGGAATGGAAGTAAAACTTGAGCAAATGAAATTAGCTGATGGAGTAACAATTCTTGAGGCAGATTCTTTCGAAGCAGGTAACGAAGTATTTATCGTAACAGAAGACGAACAAAAAATTCCTTTGCCAGTAGGTGAATATGAGTTCGAAGACGGACGTATGTTAATCGTAGTAGAAGAAGGTATGATTTCTGAAGTTAAAGAAAAAGAGGAAGAAGTTGAAGAGCCTGAAGTAGAAGTAGAAGTTGAAACCGAGAAAAAGGAAGAAATGGAAACTGAAAAAACAACTCCAAAGAAAACTATCGAAAGCGTAGTTAAAGAAACTTTCTTTTCTGAAATAGAAAAACTAAAAGAAGAGAACGAAACTTTAAAAGCTGAACTAAGCAAATTAAAAGAGGTTAAAAAAACTGAAGTTGAGTTAGCTGTCGAAGAGGAAGTGAAGCCAATTTCTTTCAATCCTGAAAATGAGAACAAAGTTGAGGTTGTTAAAATAGCTTCAAAAAGACCTCGCGCAATTATGGATTCAGTAATGAACAAAATAAATAAGTAATAATTTAAAAAACAAAAAAAATGAGTACAACATTCACAAGCATTTCAAATGATTCTTTACGTCAAGTAGGCGTAGTTGAAACATTGACAGGTGCAACAACTTTAACTGCTGAAGATAGCGGTAAAGTATTTATTCTTAACGCTGCTGCAGGTGCGCAAATTACACTTCCTGCTGTTGCTGACGGAGCTGGTCAATCTTACAAATTTGTAGTAGGTGCGTTATTCGCAACGACTGCATGGACGATTAAAGCGGCTTCAAACAAAATTCAAGGTGGTGTTATCGTGAACAGCGTTAACGTACCGGGAGCAGACGAAAACACGATTACATTTTCAGCTTCTGCTGACACAATCGGTGACTTCGTAGAATTACATGGTGACGGTTCTAACTGGTATGTTTTCGGATTGGGAACATCAGCTGGAGCAATTACATTAACAGTAGTATAAATAAAATAAAAAATTCATAAAATGAGTACAACACAATCAATTACAACTACTTACGCTGGCGAGTTTGCAGGTAAGTATATTGCTGCAGCTTTATTGTCTGCTCCAACTTTAGAAAAAGGCGGAATCACTATCATGCCTAACGTTAAATACAAACAAGTTATCAAAAGAGTAGCTACTGATGACATCATCAAAAATGCTACTTGTGACTTTGATCCAACTTCAACAGTAACTTTAACAGAAAGAGTTCTTCAACCTGAATCATTCCAAGTTAACCTACAATTATGTAAGTCTGATTTCAGAGCTGACTGGGATGCTATCCAAATGGGTTACTCTGCGTTTGACGTATTGCCAAAATCATTTGCTGATTTCTTAATTGCACACGCTGCTGAGAAAGTTGCTGCTGGAATGGAGACTTCAATTTGGAGAGGTGTTAACGCAACAGCTGGACAATTTGCTGGTATCATGACTCAATTAACTACTGATGCTGCTTTACCTGCTGCTCAAGAAATTGCGGGTACTACTGTTGATGCTTCAAACGTTATTGCACAATTAGGTTCTATCGTTGACGCTTTGCCTGCTGCTTTGTACGGAAAAGAAGATTTAGTTCTTTACGTTTCTAACAACATTTATAGAGCTTACGTTCGTGCATTGGGTGGTTTTGCTGCTTCAGGTGTAGGTGCTAACGGTTACGATAACAAAGGAACAAACCAAGTATTGAATGACTTGTATTTCGACGGAGTTAAGATTTTCTTAGCTAACGGACTTGCTTCAAACACTGCTTTGCTTTCTCAAACTTCAAACTTGTACTTTGCGACTGGTTTAATGAATGATATGAACGAAGTTAAGGTTATTGATATGGGTGACATCGACGGTTCTCAAAACGTACGTGTAGTTATGCGATTTACTGCTGACGCTAAATACGGTTTTGCTTCTGATTTGGTTACTTACGGAATCGTAAATTCAGCTAACTAATCAAACTAACAATAATCGAGGGTGGTGAAATATACGCCACCCTTTTTTGTTTAACATTAAAAAAATAATAAAATGAGCTGCGACATAGCAAACGGAAGATTAGAAGCGTGCAAGGATGCAATTTCAGGACTTCTAAATATTTACTTTATTAACTACGGTGATTTGAATACATTATCTTCAAGCATTGTTTTTGATGGTGATGACCAAATTACTACTTGGTACACTGCAACACAAATTAACCTTTACAAATACGAATTAAAAGGTGCAAATGGTTTTGAGCAAACTATCCAAACTTCAAGAGACAACGGAACTACTTTCTTTGAGCAAGTATTAACTATCCAATTAAAGAAGCAAGACGCTGTAACACATAAAAACGTTAAGTTGTTAGCTTACGGACGTCCGAGAATTGTTGTTGAAACAAGAGACCATCAATTCTTTTTAGCTGGTTATGACCAAGGATGCGACGTTACTGCTGGAACTGTATCTTCAGGAACTGCAATGGGTGACTTCAACGGTTATAACTTAACATTTACTGGAATGGAAAAAAGTCCTGCATACTTCATTGACTGCGCTGATGAGGCTGGATTGAAAGCTATCTTTACTGATGGTGCTGATGATGCTATTGTAATTACTTCTTAGAATTGTCTGTTAATAATAGGTTTAAGACCCTGCCTTTTTAGGTGGGGTTTTTTATTTAAGAAACAAATCCGTAGTGAATTAGTTATATAAGTATGATAGTTTTAACTACTTCAACAAATGCGCAAACATTCGCTTTAATTCCGCGAAATGCAGACTTTGACACAGTTGAAATAACGGACGACCAAACAAATGAAACAACGGTTGTTGAGGAATGGACTTTTACAGAGGGCGAATACTATTCGACAATGGAAGTTGAAGTTGAATTAGTTGAAAATCATTTTTATAATTTGGTACTAAAAGACGGAACGAACATTGTTTATCGTGATAGGATATTTTGCACTGACCAACCGATAGTTACATTTTCGGTTAACAACGGGCAATATACTTCAAATACAACTGCAAATACTTTTATAGTTTATGAGTGATAACATACATATTATTAATTTAAGTTCATACCAAACGCCTGTAATTCAAGAGTCTAAAAGAGATAATTGGGTTGAGTTCGGTGAGGACAATAATTATTTTCAATATTTAATAGACAGATATACGTATTCAACGACGAATAACGCCATTATAAACAATATTAGTAGATTAGTTTACGGGCGTGGTTTAAGTGCGTTAGATGCTTCTAAAAAGCCAAATGAGTACGCTCAAATGATGTCTTTGTTTCATGCTGATTGTGTACGTAAATTAGTAGTGGATAGAAAGATGTTAGGGCAATGCTCTATTCAGATACATTACTCTAAAGACCGTAAAAAAATTCTTAAAGCATATCATATTCCTGTTAACTTATTACGTGCTGAAAAGTGTAATAAAGACGGAGAAATAGAAGGTTATTACTACTCGGACAACTGGCAAGACGTTAAAAAGTACGCCCCTAAAAGAATTCCTGCTTTTGGGTATTCAAATGAGCAAATAGAAATACTTTACATTAAACCTTATACGGTAGGAATGAAGTATTACGCTTATCCTGATTATCAAGGTGCCGTTCCTTACGCTAAATTAGAAGAGGAGATAGCAGACTATTTAATTAACGAAGTTCAACACGGATTCAGCGGTACAAAGGTTATAAACTTTAATAATGGTATTCCTACCGAAGAGCAACAAAGTATCATTACAAACAAAGTAAACGCACAATTAACGGGTTCTAAAGGACTGCGAACGATTGTAGCATTTAATGCAAGTGAAACAAGTAAAACAACTGTAGACGATATTCCGTTAAACGATGCACCTGAACATTATTCGTATTTAAGTGAAGAGTGTTTACGTAAGGTTATGTTAGGACATAATGTAACTTCACCTTTATTGTTTGGTATTGCAACTTCAACGGGTTTCTCGAGTAATGCTGATGAACTTAAAAATTCAAGTATTTTGTTTGATAACATGGTTATTAAACCTATGCAGGATGAGTTACTTGAGGCTTTCGATAGGGTATTAGCTTATAACGGAATTACATTAAAGTTATTCTTTAAAACTTTACAGCCTTTGGAGTTTGTTGACTTAGAGAACGCACAAACCGAAGAACAAGTAGCTGAAGAAACAGGAACTGAATTAAGCTCACAAGGAGATAAAATTGCACAAGCGTTAATTGATTTAGGCGAAGATGAAAATCCTGACTGGATATTAATAGATGAACACGAAGTTGACTACGATACAGATGAAAAAGACAACGAGATATTAAGCAAAGAGCCAAAGCAAAGTTTATTGTCAAAGGTTGTTAATTTAGTTTCAACTGGAGATCCGAGACCTAATTTGCGAAGTGGACAAGATGCGGTTATTGATGGCGTTAAATTTTTAACTCGGTATGTTTACACTGGAGAAAGAAAAGAAAATGGA